CTTGGTGAACTTCGTTGCCTCGTCCTTGACGTTAGCTCTAAATATAGTACAGAGCCTCTCGCCATTCAGTGCTTTTTGTTTCAGTGTTTCTACTGATTCATAGACTGAATCCTCAAAGACAACCTTTGTAATGACACCATTGGCATCTATCTCAGACTTATCATAATCAATCAAATTGGTTTTTGATGAGTCAAGAGGATGACCAGCTGAACTCGACAGGTCAATTCTGTCAAATCCTGTCATTCCAGGTACACCATTGATGGCCACATCAACACTTACAAAGTGAACATGTTGAATAAGGTCATTATCCTTCAGTATCTTGTAATTGCGTTCGACTAATTCGTCTACGCAACTTTCAAGTAAATCAGGATCGAATAAATTACTTGGCTCCATCATTTCTTGTGCATTTTCTTGAAATGGTCGCCATGTCCCAATACCTTTAGGTTTACCATGAATACGAGGTAAATCCATTACTTCTGCCACAGTGTCACTAATTATACTCTTTTTTACATCAGAGCGTAATGTTCGCGTACCCTTTTCATGGGGTCCATACACTTCAACAGCCGTAGCACGATCAGCGTCCATAAAACGCATACAGTGCTTAGGATTTACATCATCGATAATATCAACTCCTTCCTTAGATAGAGAATATTGATCGAATGAATAATCGTACTGCATCTCAGTGACTCCTCCATCTCCTTTCATAGGAAGTAGGTCGTCACTAAAAGATGCAATGGTATCACTAACTTGTGACTGTATCAAGGCTCCTGCTACACCATGCTCGCCATCGCCAGCCAGGTGCATACCCATGATCACAGCTCCTCGCGCTTGAAGAACCATGACCATGCCACACATTCCATTGAACGTGTAATGGTCAGGGGTATACTGAAATCCTTGATAAGACATATAGTCAGGGACATCAATTGTGGTTCTGCTTCTGGTACGTACTAATGACGTATAACATCCAGAAGAACCTAATGATTGCTCCATTTGCTGTAGCACATTATCACGTGATTGGCTCATTTCCTTATTAAACCAGTCACGTCTTGGCCGATATATGCAAGTGGCAACTAAACTGTCACCGCATATATGTTCCTCGGGCAGAAACTTAACAAAACCCTTGCGTGGTTGTACACACTTGAGTCGCAAAATTGCATAGTCAGTTCCTGGTATCCGCATCATACTCTTCGCACTCAACATTTCCTTTACATCAATTCCGGTCTCATCTTTTTGACAATTTGTGACCATAATCTTCAAAGGATATGTGTGATTGACTGAATGATATGGAGCCAGCCAATAATTATTTTCCATTGGACATATATTAAAACATGTCGATCTGCCGTTAAATGATACTTTAGCGCACAAAACATTGCGCGCCACCTTATCACGTAAGTCAATATGCGTCGTTGACGCACTTTCCTTAGAACGACGAATTAACAATGGAACTCGCTTTAGCTTCTTGGCGACCCACGGATTTGGGACTTCGCCAGGCATCAATACAGGATCCTTTTCCTGCAATGATTCAGCCGCAGCTGATATTGTTATGGCACTACGCATAACTGCTATAAGACCTACTATGGCGCCAAACGCCGCAGCAACTTGCCAATT